TATATGGATTTTTAGAAAGAGCTAATCCTGGTTATCTGGATAAAATGGAAACAAGGATGAGAGAAGACTTTGACCAAGAATTTTATTATCCTCCGTCAAGTTATGCGAAAAGATTTTAATTTGATTATTTTAGCAAAAAAGATTATAACGTAGAAATGAGGTAGTTATGACAGTTAGTAGCACAACCACAAAAAACAGTTACAGTGGCAACGGAAGTACCACTACATTTGCATATGCTTTCAAGATATTTGCTGACGCAGACCTTACTGTAATACTTAGATCGGCTACTGGTGTAGAAACAGTACAGAGTCTAACAACAAATTACACAGTTACCAATGCAGGTAATGCTAGTGGTGGTAATGTTGAGTTCGTTACTGCACCTGCTAGTGGTGTTACTGTCGTTATAAGACGTAACATGGCACAAACACAGTCTACAGACTATGTAGCAAACGATCCTTTTCCAGCAGCTACACACGAAGATGCACTAGATAGATTGACTTTTATTGCACAGCAACAGCAAGAAGAAGTTGACAGAAGTATCAAGCTATCTCGAACAAATACAATGACATCTACAGAATTTACAGTAGGTGCAACAGACAGAGCAAACAAAGTACTTGCTTTTGATGGTAATGGTGAGCTATCTGTCACACAAGAATTAGGTACATACAAAGGCACAGACGCAACAGTAACAACAGAAGCGTATGTTGTTAGGGATATCATCAAATCAACGACTGCTGGGCAGTTGAACAACGTGTATATATGTGTAGCAGATGCTGTTGTTGGAGATAGTCTAACGGATACAGACCATTTTGAGTTATTAGTAGACGCTGTAAGTGCAGCAACTAGTGCAGCAACTGCCACAACAAAAGCAAGCGAAGCAGCAACTTCAGCTACTAATGCAGCAACTTCTGCAAGTAATGCATCTACAAGCGAAACAAATGCTGCGACAAGTGCAAGCACAGCATCAACAAAGGCTAGCGAAGCAAGTACATCTGAGACAAATGCAGCAGCATCTGCTACAACTGCATCTACCAAAGCATCTGAAGCAAGCACATCTGCAACGAGTGCTGCTAGTTCAGCTACAACAGCAACCACAAAAGCAAGTGAAGCCAGTACGTCAGCATCAAATGCAGCGACTTCAGCTACAACTGCTACGACAAAAGCTACAGAAGCATCTACATCAGCAACAACAGCTACTACAAAGGCTTCAGAAGCTGCTACTAGTGCTACTAATGCATCTACATCTGCAAGCAATGCTTCAACATCAGAAACCAATGCAGCAGCTAGTGCAGCAGCAGCAGCTGCTAGTGCTGATACTTTTGATGATACATACTTAGGTTCTAAGAGTTCTGATCCATCTGTTGATAATGATGGTGATGCTCTAAATGCTGGGGATTTGTACTTCAATACAACTAGCAATACTCTAAAAGTTTATACTGGTTCTGCCTGGCAAGATGCAGCAATAGATAGCTCTGGCTTTGTACAGACTACTGGCGATACAATGACTGGTAACCTTAATCTAGGTGATAACGATAAAGCCATATTTGGTGCAGGGTCTGGTGATTTAGAAATTTACAGTGATGGAACTTATTCAAGAATAATGGAAACTGGTGGACTATTTTTAGTAGTTGATACCAATGGTTCTCAAATAAGTTTAACTGCCGATAATTCCAAAAACATGGGTACTTTTATAAAAGATGGAGCAGTGCAGTTATACTTTTCTAATGCACAAAAGTTTTCCACCACCTCAACAGGCATTGACGTAACAGGTACAGCAGTCACAGATGGATTAACTGTAGCAGGTAACGTGTCAGTAGATGGTGGCACAATCAAGCTAGATGGTAATTATCCAGTTGGTAGTGGTAACGTGGCTTTAGGTGATACTGCACTTGATAGCATAAGTGGAGCAAATAACAATGTGGCTATTGGAAATCAGTCACTAACTTCAAATACTTCAGGTTCAAGCCTTACAGCAATAGGTGGAGCTTCATTATATTCAAACACTACAGCATCAAACAATGTGGCTGTTGGCTTTAATGCAGGTTACAGCATTACTGAGGGTGCTAATAATTCTGTTTTGGGTACTTATGCTCTTGATGCAAATACTACTGGTGATGATAATACTGCAATAGGTTATTTTTCTCTGTCAGCTAACACCACAGGTGCAAATAACGTATCTATTGGAAAAGGTGCTTTACAAGCAAACACCACAGCAAGCAATAATTCAGCACTTGGATTTCACGCATTGTATTCAAACACAACTGGTCACAGTAATGTGGCTATGGGATATGCAGCACTTTCTGTAAATGGTACAGGAATTAGAAACGTAGCTGTAGGAATGAACGCTCTTGATGCTAACACTACATCTAATGATAGTGTAGCAGTTGGTTGGGGTTCATTGACTTCTAATACAGGTGCTGAGAATACTGCTGTAGGAACAACATCATTAGAAAGCAATACATCAGGTACAGCTAACGTAGCTATGGGGTACAATGCGTTATCAAGTAATACCACAGCAAGCAACAATACAGCCTTTGGTTATTCTGCACTAACTGCAAATACAACAGGCACTTTAAATACAGCAGTAGGTGGTAATGCTCTTGATGCAAATACTACTGGTGGATTGAACGTAGCCTTTGGTTATGGAGCTTTAGGTGCTAATACTACTGGTGGGCAAAACACAGCCATAGGTACTAAAACTTTATTAAACAACGTAGAATCAAATAATACAGGTTGTGGCTATCAAGTATTGGAGCTTAATACTACAGGATCAGGGAACACAGGTGTAGGTTATAGAGTTTTAGATTCAAATACCACAGGTAGTAATAATACTGCTAGTGGATACAATGCACTTACTGCAAATACTACAGCATCTAAAAACACAGCATTTGGTTATGAAGCATTAGTCTCAGCAACAACTCATCAAGCTAACACAGCTATGGGATATCACGCATTATATTCTGCTAATAGTACGGGTGGTGCTGATGGAAATAATGTAGCTATTGGTTCTAATGCAGGGGATGCAGTAACATCAGGAGTAAGAAATTGTTTAATTGGAGTATCTTCAGGTTCTACTCTAACAACTGGTACTGACAATATTTGTATTGGCAAAAGTGCTAATGTAAATGCAAGTGGTGCAGTAAATCAAATAACAATAGGAATAGACATTAATGCTGGTGGAAATAATAACTTTTCATTTGGTAAAGCTAGTAATGTTGTAACCAATGATTTTGACTCTGATGCTAACTGGTCAAGAAGCTCTGACAGACGAAAGAAAAGAGAGATATATGACCAAGAATTAGGTTTAGATTTCGTTAATGATTTAAGAACTGTAAACTTTAAATGGAAGCCAAGCAATGAGTTTCCTAAAGAATGGAATGATTATAGCGAAGAAAACAACATGGATACTGATGTTGTTATGCATGGGTTTATAGCTCAAGAAGTTAAAGAAGCTTTAGATAAACATTCTTCAGAACGAGATTCTAACTTTAGTGGGTGGAAAGAAGGTGAGGATGGAATGCAACATACATCAAGAGAGATGTTTGTTATTCCTCTTATTAAAGCAGTACAAGAATTATCTGCACAAATAACAGAACTACAATCTGAAATAACAACTTTAAAAGGAGAATAAAATGCCAGATGAAAAAACAACAGAAGAAATAGCACAAGACTACACAGCTATGGGTCATAGTGTGGAGCTTATCAATGCTATCATTGCAGGAACAGCAATGGCAGATGATGAAGCAGAAGACAAGCAAGACTGTGTTGATAGGAACGTAGCACACTTAGAGATTATGGTGGCTAAGGACTATTGGACAAATGAAGATATGACAGCAGTTAATTCTGCAATCACAGCAGGTCAAGGATACACAGCATGAGTGAACAAAACAATGTAATCACTATTGATGGTAAAGAATATAAGACTGATGACATGAGTCAGGATCAGACTTACTGGATTAATCAGATTAAAGACCTACAAGCAAAGAGTGCTAATCTTAGATTCCAACTAGATCAATTAACTGTAGCACAAAATGCTTTTACTAATTCATTGATACAGTCTTTGAAGACTGAAGATAAAGAAGAGGTTGTTAATGGTTAAGGCTTCTGATGTGAAGGCACAGATAGATACGCATGAAGCTGTCTGTGCTGAGAGATGGAAAGAAACCATCTTACGCATCAAACGCATTGAACATATTATGATTGGTACAGCAGGTACTATGATTGTAATGATGGCAGGTTTACTATTGAGGTGACGCTATGCTTGAAATGCTAGTGGTTGCCAACTCTGCTTTTGCAATTATAAAACAAACAATACAAAATGGCAGGGAATTATCTTCAGCAGGTGCAGCAATCTCCAAGTTTGTTAGTGCCGAAGAACAACTCAAACAAGATTTACACAAAAAAAAGAACAGTATTTGGACTAACTTTCTAGGTAAAGAAGACAATGACCTAGAAGAGTTTATGGCTCTTGAAGAGATACGAGTTAAGAACGAACAACTCAGAGAGTTCATGCAGTTATATGGCAGAGCAGGTTTGTACAATGACTATGTATCTTACTGTGCTGATGCACGCAAAGCTAGAAGAGAAGCTAGAATTAACGCAGAGAAACGTAAAGAAAAGATAAAAGAAACAGTAATGAAAGTTGTACTAGCTATACTTATTACTGCTTTATTATCAGGTGTTGTTACAGTACTAGCAATCATAGCCAAGAAGAAAGGTTTGATATGACAGCCTTTTTACTTGCTTGCACATTAAATGGTATTGTTACTGGTGGTATATACTTCCAGGATGTGAATGTGTGCATACAGTACAGAGACAAACTAAACAATCAATCCTACATGAAAGATGATAAACCACAAGTGTATGAGTGTATGTGTAAACTTGTACCATTTGTAGATACAGAGAAAGTGAAGGTGTACTAATGGTTACAGTTGAACAGTTTCTTAAATGGAAAATACTACCAAGATGTATGATGCTTGCTAGTACAGTCATGTCATGGAGATGTGCTGAATGGTTCATGGATTTAGATGCACCTACAGCAGCACAGTCAGCATTTGTATCTGTGGTTATGGGTGTAATGACAGGTGTATTTGGTATATGGATGGGTCACGAACATAAGGAGCATAAGTAATGTTAACAGCGTTAATAGGTCCAGTAAGTAACTTACTCGGTAAGTTCATAGAAGACAAAGACATGAAGAATAAGTTGGCACATGAGGTGGCAACTATGGCTGAGAATCATGCCCAGGAGTTAGCTAAAGGTCAGCTAGATATAAACAAAGCCGAGGCACAACATAAGTCTATCTTTGTTGCCGGTTGGAGACCTTTTATTGGTTGGACTTGTGGTGTAGCTTTGTGTTGGCACTTTGTATTAGCTCCTATAACAATATTCTTGTGTGCTTACATTGGAATTGCTATACCTGAATTACCTACATTTGACATGGGATCATTAATGACAGTGTTAATGGGTATGCTCGGATTGGGTGGTTTGAGAACTTATGAAAAGCAAAAGGGGTTGACAAAATGAAGTCTAAAACTAAAGTTAGAAAAGTAAAAAAGGTAGCTACTGCGTTAAAGAAAGCATCAAGGATGCACGCAAAACAAGCCAAGACACTGACAAGAATGATTAAGAGCAAGTAACATGGCTAAATCTACAGTAAACAAGTCAGGTAACTACACCAAACCTACTATGAGAAAGCAGTTATTCCAAAGAATAAAGTCTGGTGGCAAAGGTGGTAAGCCTGGTCAATGGTCAGCTAGGAAAGCACAGATGCTTGCCAAACAGTATAAGGCTAAAGGTGGTGGATATA